CAGTCTCCAAACGCAGGTTGAAGGTTCCGGCGGGGGAGGCATCACGAAAACCAGGGGAGGTCCGCAAGGAACTGCCTCGCGATGTGCAGTCCAGTGTGTCTAATCTGCTGGCCACAGAAATGCCGGAAGACCTTATCGCCCGGAATCTGCATCCGTATGCTGGATGGTACACAACAGTTGAGGCCCGGTTGGTCACGGTGGTCCACTCGCAGGAGTTCATGGCGGCTATCTGCTATGTAGAGAAAAGCGGGGTGCGGGGGCCTAATTTTATGGCATTCTTCGCCAATCACTGGTGGGATGCCCTTAGCAATTTCAAGGAAGGGGACCGCTTCGTGTTCGCGGGGCGCATTGAGATAGCCTCCCAAACCGTTCTCCAACTGAAGGACTGTAGGCTGATCTAGTCGTGACGATCCCATCCTGCACCGATGGTTAAGTCACTGATCTATAAGGAAAGTGTCAAATTTAGGGATAAAACCCGGCCTTTAGAAGAACCAGCGCAGGCCACCGTCATCCTTGACCGATCGCTACGCCACTAAAGTCAACCAAGAGGAATGAGAAAGAGACTTACCATAAGCCTCTTAGTCCCTCCTTCAGTCCTCTCTCAGTCCCCCAAGAGAATGAATGGGTCTTCTCTCTTGGTCTTCCTCTCTGCCTTTCTCTCAGTCCCCTACAGAAGACCCTAAGTGCCTCTCGAATCCGCAACGTACCTACACCAGCTCGAACCGGCCAATCCGGCGGCTACCGACCAGCTCGCGCAGGCTGACGAACACCTGCGGCTCATCAAGCAGGTCCTGAAGAACACCTTTCCCAACATCAACGCCCCCATCGACCTGAGCGACGAACAGCTCAACGGTATGTTCACCATGCCGATCGGGGCGATCCTCTCCTGGTACGGCTCATCGTCCACCATCCCCAGCGGATGGGCGCTTTGCGATGGCCGCGAGGTCAGCCGAACTGATGGCGCAGGGACGATCGAGACCCCCGACCTCCGCAACCGCGTCGTTGTCGGGGCGGGCACGGATGTCCCTCAGGGCGGACAGGCGGGTTCGGCCAGCGTCACCGTCAACACCGGGGCGGCAGGTGGTCATTCCCACACCATCTCTGGCGGGTCCCATACCCACACAGGTCTGGCCAAGGACCACACCCTCACTACTGACGAAATCCCGGCCCACCGGCACTTCGGGTTCGTCAATGAGCGCCTGAGCTATGGTGGCCTGAGCGCCTCCAACTCGCCTCCCCAAGAGGGCATGGGCAGCTCGTCGGGCGCCTCGTACCTGATGGGCGGCTCCGGAGCCGAACCCACGATTGGCCGGTCCAGCAGCATCGGCGCCAACAAGGCCCATTCCCACGAGCTACAGATCGACGCGGGGACTCACGCCCACACGGTATCCGACGCGGACAACCACGCTCACTCCGTCACCGTCTCGACCATTCAGCCGTCATACGGCCTGCACTTCATTATGAAGGTCTAATCCAAGTCCATGCCTAACCTTCCCGTCCGCAATCTCGGCGGGGCAGGGATCATCTCGGACATTCACCCCTACGATCTGCCGCCCAACGTGTTCTCTGCGGGCGTCAATGTCCGCTTCGAGAACGGGACCGTTTCGCGAGGCCCTGTCCCGCGAGAGGTCTTCGATCTTTCGGCCTACGACGCGAGCTTCGATCCGGGGCACCTGTTCTCAATTCCTGCCATCTCGTCGGGCGCCGAAACTCTCGTGACTGTCGCTGCTGACTTCTCGAAGGTCTATTCGGTCATCGGGTCCATCGTGTCCGACATCACCCCGACCTCGGTATTCGTGGCCGACACAGGGGAGACCTTCACCCACGACTTCCTCGGCAACGTCTCCTACCTCAACAGGCGCAGCAACGTCCCCTTCAAGAAGGCAGGTGGGGACGCCAGGTTTGTCCCTCTGACGGCCTGGGACCCCAATTGGCGCTGCTCGGCGCTCAGGTCCTACAAGGATTTCCTGATCGCCCTGAACGTCAAGAAGGGGGCCACTGAGTACCCCCAGATGGTCAAGTGGTCTGACTTCACGCAGTTCGGGTCTGATCCCCTGTCGTGGGATGAAACCTCGACCACAAACTCCGCGGGCGAGAACATCCTGAACCAGATGAAGGGGGAGATCGTCGATGGTGCGGTCCTCCGCGACACCTTCATGGTCTACGGGACCAATGAAGTGTGGGCCATGACCTACATCGGGGGTCAGTTCATCTTCGACTTCCGGAAGCGGTTCGACGACATCGGGGTCATCAACGCCAACTGCGTCGTCGAGATCGACGGACAGCACTTCGTCTTCGACCGCAACGACATCATTGCCCACGATGGGGCCTCGAAGCGCTCGATCGTCCACGGCAAAAACAAGGACTTCATCTTCGGGGGACTGGTCCGAGACCTGGCGCACCTGTGCTTCGTGGTCCACAGCCCGCGGCTTAACGAGATCCACTTCTGCTACCCTTCACAGGATCGACTGACGGGCTTTTCGAACCCCACGAACGGGTGCAACCGCATCGCTGCCTACAACTACAGGCGCGACACGATGACGTTCTACGATGTGCCCTACGTCACTGCCGCATCTTATGCCGCGGTCGTATCGGGCATGACCTACGAAAGCTCTGCCCCCTCCACATTTGCCACGATGGGCGGGACCTACGCAGGGGATGGCGACCAATCGGAGCGTCACCAGCTTTTCGTCAGCCGTAAGAACGTCCCCCGAGGCGTCACAGCCAACCGCATCATCGGCCTGGACCTCATTACAGGTGGCAGGCTCGCCAAGCCGATTGCGCCGGAATTGCTCAAAGACGCATTTGTCGAGCGGATCGGGGTCGACCTGGACGAGCAGGGGGCGGCAATCAGCTCCTACAAGTCCTTGCTCAAGTTCTACCCTCAGATTTCCGTTTCCAGCGGAGGCTCGGGGGCACGGTTCCAGTTCGGGGCCAACGACACGTCTGGCGTGGCGCCTCTTTGGGACGATCCGCAGGCGTTCGACCCCACCACAGACTACCAGCTACCCGTCCGCAGGGCCGGGAGATACCTTTCGCATCGGCTGCTCCACACCGGCATCACCGACTTCTCATTCTCAGGCTTCGACGCGAGCGTAACGCTGCGCGGTAAGCGATAACGACCCCTCCAAGACCCAACATGGCAAAGCAGACATTCCCCTATCGCAGGGACATCCGACCCCCTGTGCCGGAGGGTCTTGGAGAACACGTCGATCGCGAGTTCGAGAAGATTGAAAGCGCCTTCACCAACCTGGCCGTATCGGGCGGGGGAGAAGGTGCGGACGGAAAATCGGCCTACGAGGTCGCGGTGGCTAATGGATTCACCGGGTCCGAGACCGATTGGCTGCTGTCCCTCAAGGGGGCCACCGGGCCGCAAGGTTCAACCGGGCCACAGGGGCCTGCCGGTCCTCAAGGTCCTGCCGGTCCTCAAGGTCCTGCCGGTCCTGCTGGTCCTCAGGGTCCGAAGGGCGATACAGGTGCAACAGGCCCTGCCGGATCATCCGCGACTGCAACCTTCAAGATGATTGCAGAGTTCGTGGCATCCGGGGGCGAGACGGTCGCCACGTTTTCCAGCATCCCAGCGACCTACAAGGACCTGATCCTGTCAGGCCAGGGTCGCCTCACGGGCGGTTCTACTGCGATCAAGCTCCGGGTGAATGGGGATACCGGGAACAACTACACTTCCCGGCGCCAGAACATCTACGGCAACACCCTCATCACCAGCGGATACCCCGACCTGGCTGAATTTGGCGGCAGCGGCGCACCTGCTGGCTTTGCCTCCATGTTCGAGGCTGTCTTCCCGAACTACGCAGGAACGGCGCTGTTTAAGCCCTATACGTCGGTTTCCAACGTGGCCGCTGATAACGGCGGTTCCTTCGCCTCGCAGCAAGTCGCCGGGCAGTGGAACGCAACGCCCGCCATCAACCAGCTCGCGGTCTTCCCTGCCTCGGGCGGTTTCGCCGCAGGCACCACCATCCGGCTCTACGCCCGAAGCTAATTTCAATCAGGAGCATCCCCAATGGGACTTCTCGGTGGCTCGACCACTACCACCACCAAGAGCGATCCTTGGGCGCCACAGGGCGACGCTCTCAAGAGCATTTTCAACAGCGCAGGCGCTCTCTACGAAAGTAAGGCTGGAACGCCTTGGTACACTGGTGATCTTTACGCCAACATGGACCCGACCACCGCCCAGGCGATCCAGTCCATGCTGCAATACTCGCAGGGTCAAGGCGCCAGCTCGGCAAACAAGCTGACCTCAACAGGCGCCCAGCTTACTGACCCGGCAGCGCTTCAGGGGGCGATCGGAAACTACGCCTCCGCGGCGTCCGCCGATCCTACCGAAGCGAACATCAAGGCCGCAACGGCCTACGCCAACAACCCGGCTGTAGACGGGATGATTGACGCCGCGTCACGCGACGTTACCCGCAACCTTTACGAAAGTGCGATCCCCGGAATCGACCGATCGGCATCCGCATCGGGCAACATCAATTCGTCTCGCGCTGGTGTTGCACAGGGCATCGCCATGCGTGGCGCCCAGGACCAGATCGGGGACATCTCGGCAAACATCCGCGGAGCCGCCTATGACAAGGGCCTGTCGCTCGCAGAAGGTGCCCGAAGTACCAACCTGTCGGCCTTGGGCCAGACTGCCGGTCTCTACGGCTCCGCTCTCGGACAGGGGGCCAGTGCGCTTCAGGCGGGCAATTCGCTCGCAATGGGCAACATGGGTTCCGCAATCGACGCCAGCCAGCTCTACCAGAAGGATGCGCAGGGTCAGCTCGACGCTGATTTCCAGACTTGGCAGGGCAACGACACCCGTGCCCAGGACCTGCTCGACAACTACTACAAGGTCATCGGGGCCAACAATTGGGGCGGGACGCAGACCTCGACGCAGAAGTCCAGCGGCAGCATCCTCGGCTCGGTGTTGGGCGTCGGCTCCATGCTCGCCGGTTTCGGTGCATTCGGCGGCGGTAAGAAGGGCTAACAAGGAAACAACATGGCACTTTACCCTCAGGCATCTGCGGGCGGCATCTATGGCGATGACCCGTTCGCCGCCCAGAGTGCATTCGATGCCGCATTCGGGCCACAGGATCGGCCTCCCGTAACCGCCGTGGATTCTCCTGCCATCCAGCTTCCGGACACGGGAGACTTGGAGCTGGGGGTAGATCCCCAGGTTCAGAAGCGTCCCGGCCTCATGGGGCGCATTCGCCAGCAACCGGGCGGCTCCAAGGCACTTCTCGCATTCGGCGCCTCGCTTCTGTCTAACCCTAACTTCTTCGCCGGTCTGGGCCAGGGGGCAATGGCCTATCAGAACACGCTCGACGCCGAAGCGGACAAGCTGAAGCCTCAGCTCACGAAGGATGGGACGTTCACCTATTCGCGTGACCCCGAAACCGGAGAGATGGTCTTCAACAAGACCCCGGTGGCCGACTACGAGTCCGGCATTGTGGACAAGAAGCTGCTCTCGGCTCAAGCCATGAGCAAGTACCGCACCGATCAGACTGTGGACCTCGGGCGTGACAAGCTCGTCGAAAATGGGCGCCAGTTCGACGCCAACCTGGACCACCAGCAGGCGGTCCTCAAGGAAACGCAGCGGTGGCACGACGCCTCCCTGAAGAACGCTTTCGACATCGCCAAGCTCAACAACCAGACCTCAATTCTGGAGAAGCAGCTTGCCTCCGGTGGAAAGCCTCCCCCGGCTGCGATCCAGAAGCAGGTGGGTGACTATCAGGACATCGTTCAGAAGTCGGACCTGACTCTCAGCCAGGCCCAGCCTATCCTCCAGGCGCTCTCGAACGGGACCCTTCAGCTTGGCGTGGCATCGAACCTGATGAACAAGGCCAAGCTCGCTTCTGGCGTGGGGATCGACGATAGCGCCATCCTTTACGGTCAGCTCGACACCTTCATAGAAAGCCTGCGCAACACGATCCTTATGGACGCCCGCGGCGTTCAGACGGACGGTGACGCGGAACGTGCGAAGGCGATGCTGCTGTCCGGAACGGGGAGCGCAGCTTCTGTCCAGAAGAACCTTCAGATCGTCCTCCAGAACCTTAAGTCGCGCCGCGATTTCGCCCAGTCTCGGGCATCCGACCTTTCCGGCCAATATGGCATCAACACCCCTGCAACCAACGCCATCCTGAGCGGTCAGGGTTCCCCCGCCGCCCCCGCGCCCCGACAAGCTCCCCGCACTGGACAGACCAGCACCGGGGCGAAGTGGCGCATCGTCGGCTAACCCACCCAACTAGGAATCCATCAACATGCCCATCGTCGAGATCGACGGCGTGGGCCGCGTCGAATTGGACGACGGCTTTCTCCAGATGTCCCCTGCCCAGCAGGAAGCGACCATCAACGAGATCGCCGCGTCCGCTCGTCCGCAGGCCAAGCACAGCTCCCCAGCTCCCCAGCAGCAGGCTCCAGACCCTGCGCAGATGCAACCCGCCCCTCCGATGGGCGAAATCCCCCCCGCGGCTCCGCAGCCTGCATCTCCACGACCTGGCG